AATAATAAAATTATGAATTATATAATAACACATGATGATACTCTGGAAGGCAGAAAGAACTATGCCTTCCTTATATTTGATTTATTTAATATGAATAAAGAAAAAATACCGCTAATAATAAAATCTGATCATTATGAAATAGAACAGAATTATCTTATAATATTATGTATGCTTTATGGTGATTTACCCGGCATATCATATAAATCAATAAATCAATAAATCAATAAATCAATAAATCAATAAATAAATACGAGAGATACATTACACCATTACGATGTTTCAAACAAGATAATACACAAGATAATAGATATAAGGAACCAAAATGTCATTTAGAACTGGTAAATTTATTAATAAACAACAGATTAATGACAACTGGAATGAACTATTTGGTAGTGTTGCTAAAAAAGAACACATAGAAGCATTTAAATTAAGATACCTTCACAATTATACCTATCAACACATTGCTGACACTTTGGGTTATGCTAATGCTGCTTCAGCAAGACGAGCTTCTTTAAGAGCATATGAACGAATTATTTCTGCTCAAGTAGATGATGTTGAAAAAGCCCGCATAGAAGCAATAGCCCGTCATAAAGATCTTATTCATGAACTCTACACAGAATTAGAAGATGAACATATAGAGATTGAAACTAAAGATGGCAGTAATGAAACTTATGTGAAGAAGAAAAGTAAGAAAGAAAAGCTGGCCACCATTGATAGAATTATTAAGTTGGAACAGAACTTGGCACGACTTGAAGGTACTATAAGGGATGAATACAACACCGCTATTCAGATAAATAATAATAGTGGGAACAACATAAATCTATCCCACGAAGAAGCACTAAAACTATTAGAATAAGACATAAAGGACATAAGATGAAAAAAGAATACACATCAAAAGAATATTTAGAAGATATATTTAACCTACCAATAATTGATACACATCAAATGGTAGTAGACTTTATTAATAAGTATCACCTATCATATTTTAACCATCAACCAATCAATAACTTTACAAGGCGATTAAAATGACACAGGAAGAACATGAAGAACTGTTAACTCAAATAAAAGAAATAATTCAACTTGGTATTTTAGATATAGAAAAAGAATTTAAAGGTAATGCTAATGGAACATTTTATAAAAAGTTAGTAGATTATAAAAATACATACTATAACATATTAGCCTGTATTAAATTAAATAAAAGTCGCCAAGAACTAAAACATAAACTTAATAAGATGAGAGAAGATACAAAGTTATGAACCCTCTTCTAATATACATAACAACCGCCGCAATCTTTATTGGTATAATAACTCTTCAATATTACAACAATCAATCACTTAAAGAAGAAAACACAATACTTAAAGAAGCTAATAAATTTTATGAAAAACAAATAAATATATTGGATGAAAGAGCTAAAAGAAACAACCAAATAACGGAAGATAGCAGAAAGGTACGAGACTTAAATGAAGAAGCAACTCCAGTTAGTCCTCGTATTGGTGAGTATGCTGACCGTATTAGGTTGCTCCAGAACAACTCTACCACAAATAAGTAACCAACTATTTGATTGTCCAGAAGAACCCTTAATACCAAAAATAACCACTGATGCAGAGTTTATCAACTGGGTTGAGGATGTTAGAGTGGCTGGTGATATATGTAGAAACAACTTAAAGTCACTAAAGCCATTATTTAATAAGGAGTAATATATGAAACTAGATAATGAAGGTAAAAAATTTATCAAGAGTTGGGAAGGATTTAGAGCACAACCTTACTTATGCACTGGCGGAGTTCCTACTATAGGATGGGGAACTACTAAAGGTATTACTATGAATCATCCTGCTATAACAAGAGAACAAGCAGATATATGGTTTGATAGAGATATAAAAGTATTTGAAAATGCGGTGAATAAAGCAGTTAAAGTTGAACTAAACCAAAACCAATTTAATGCTCTTGTATCATTTACCTATAATGTTGGAATAGGTGCTTTACAAAACTCAACACTATTAAAAGTTCTAAATGAACGAGAATATTTAGAAGCAGCAGATCAATTATTAAGATGGAATAAAAGTGGTGGAAAAGTCACCAGAGGATTAGTAAGAAGACGAACTGCTGAACGAGAACTGTGGCTAAAGAAATAAACTAAACTAAACTAAACTAAATATATTATAGACATAATTTAAGCACCATAGATCTTTATGGGCACGAAAGGACATATATGAAATCAAAAAGCACGACACTTCATTGTGGCGATTCCGCCGAAGTATTAAAACAATATCCAGACAACTATTTTCACTCAGTAGGGTCATTCCTTTCAACATTAGAAGATAACACATCAACACTCTATTTTCACGAGATAGAACTATTTCATACAAGATACACCAAAAGATCAGATGGATGTTGGGAATGGAACCATACCCGTGATGGCGAAGGATATGGTATTTTCAAAACAATTCGTAGATGGAACAATGAGCGAGCACCCCGCATCGCATTAGAAATAGTTGGCAAAAAACCCAGAAATTCAAAAGAATTCGCTTGTCACACATGTGATAATAAATGGTGTGTCAACCCCGATCATCTTTATTTAGGTGACAATAGACAAAACCAAATAGATGCTCGTTATAGAGGTCAGTTGGGTGATTTAACAAATAAAAGAAAACAAAAGATACAATCATTATCTGTACAAGAATGGCAGGAATGGTTGAAAAAGTTTGAGGGTAAAAGCGGTAAAGCCCTAGCCAATATGAACACCGCAATTAAATGGAGAAACGAAACAAAATGAAACAACAATCAATGAAAGGAGGATGCCCAGAGGGTTTCAGCCTACATTGCGGTGATAGTGCGGAGGTTCTAAAGAATTATCCAGACAACTATTTTCACAGTGTAGTCTGCGACCCTCCGTGAATCCGTATGGTATATCATTTTTAAATCGAGCTTGGGACCAAAACCAAGGAAAAGTAGAATTATGGCGAGAAGTTCATAGAGTGCTGAGACCCGGTGGATACATTATCGCATTCGCCGCAACCCGAACATATCATAGAATAGCAACCAATCTTGAAGATGTGGGATTTGAAATTAGAGATATGGTTGGTTGGATTTTCAGTTCAGGTTTCCCCAAAGCACAAGATGTGGGTCGTATAATACAGAAGCGACAGGGTGTTGAAGAAACGAGAGTAGTTCCAAAGGAAATGGCAACGGGTTCTGCTTGTTTAGCAAACTATCACGAGTTTGGTGATTTCGCTAACCCAGAAAGAAATCAAATAGTTCCACCCAGCCCAGAAGCAAAAAAGTGGGCGGGGTGGAAAACAGCATTAAAGCCCGCCCTCGAACCCGCTGTTATCGCAAGAAAGCCAATGGAAGGATCAACCGCAGATAACTCACTTGAATGGGAAACAGGTGCTCTAAACATTGATGGTAGTAGGATTGGTGATAAACCATATTCGTTTATGCCAGGATTTCATAAAAATAATAATGTCTTTGGATTTAACGATAAAGATAAAAAAGTTAAATTATCGGAAGGTGTAGGTAGATTCCCCTCCAACATTATAGGTGAAATACCGGAAAAGCAGGAAGCCTTCCTTCTACCGGTTGAAGATGATTTCGCTCACTATGCCTATGTTTCTAAAGTTGGAAGGGCGGAACGGAATGTTGGGTTTGATAATCTTCCAAATAGAATAACTAATGGTGGTGGAACTTCATTTGTGGGAAGCCAACCAGACCCAATAAAGGCAGTTGGAAATAACCATCCAACCGTTAAGCCAATCAGCTTAATGAAGTATCTAATAACTCTCGTCACCGTTCCGGGTGGTAGAGTTCTCGACCCTTTTATGGGAAGTGGTAGTACAGGTTGTGCGGCTAAAGAACTGGGTATGGAATTCACCGGCATAGACCTAAATCCTGATTATGTTGAAATATCCAGAAAGAGAATAGCGGCATGGAATCTCAAAGCACCTAAAGGGAAAAAAGAAACTGTTATCGAAAAAAAAGAAGTAGAAACAGACTTACCAAAGGATTTGTTTGAATGAGTCCGGAAGAACTAGCCATAAGAAAAAGATTAAAGCATGATTTAATTCATTATGCGGGTAAGTGCCTCACCATATCAACCAAAGACCAAAAACTACAACCATTTACAATGAATGAAGTTCAACTATATGTTCATAACCTACTTGAACAACAAAAGCAAAGAACTGGTAAGGTACGAGCAATAGTGTTGAAATCCCGCCAACAAGGCCTATCAACATACATTGGAGCACGATACTTTCATCAAACAACTCATAGAATGGGTACAAGAAGCTTCATATTAACCCACCATAATGATGCAACCAACAACCTATTTGAAATGACTAAAAGATATTATGAAAACTTACCTTATTTGGTCAAACCAACAATACAGAAGAACAATGCCAGAGAACTGTCATT